TCAAACTGCACTAAATTTACCAAAACTATTTAAACGTTTGCCGTCTTTATCTACTTCGCCTGTTGCTATATAACGACGTTTACCGTTATTCGCAATATAAGTTATCCAACGATAACCATTTATACAATAAGCACCGTCATAGATAATAGATGTGCCATTCGGTAATACACCTGTAATTGTTGCAGTCGTATTGTATGATGTTCTTACGTTGTTACCTTTAACAGTCGTAACTGTATATTTGCCACTCTCTTTTTTGTAAGGTACACCATTCTTATCTAACACATAGCCATTTGGTACAACTGGTTTCTTTTCATCTTTCGGTTTAGGTTTCTTACTACTAGCGACCACACCACCGATAGGCTTACCGTGAATCGCTCCAGATATCAACTTAGCATACTTTTTACTATTCTTCTTAATCCAATCCATATCAGCTTTGTTAGTGATAAAACCTAATTCAGTTAAACGATAATTCATGTTGATTTCTGCCGAAACATTAGCGTTTAGTAAGTCGTTTCTTGGTGTGATGTCTCTAATCTGACCTACATTATCTTTAATCACTTTTTGTATGTCTTTATCAATTCTATCTGCACTGAACGCACTAGAGATGATAACATGACCGCCCGACGCAGACGCACCTGCTGCGTCCAAATGGAATTCTGCTATAATATCGTATTTCTGTTTTTTAACCCAATACATACCGTAATCTGACCTATTACCTACATTCTGACCGTAAGCAGTATCTTGATACATATCTTGCGACTGTTTAGTACCACCATATAAAGCTACTTCGTGGCCTGCTTGTCGTAAATAACTCGCAACATGAGGTGTGATGTTTTTACGAATGAAATCGCGTTCGTTTGTACCATTTCCAACCGCTCCTGGATCACTATATCCGTGGCCTGCAACAATCATAATTTTCTTAGGTTTAATTTTAGCTTTTGCTTTCTCATTTTTAGATACTGCGTTCTTGATGATTTTTTTTGCTTTCTTACCTGCATTGATATTACTTGGGAAGTCAAAGCGAATGAAGTACATAGGATCATCATAATAATGCCAACGTCTTGTCACTCTCTCTGGTCCCCAACCTGGAGACGCTACACCATTCGTCCAACCTTGTCCGTTCCAATTTTGCTCTAACACTTCAAATTGTGTGAGTGTTGCTCGCGTTACTGGTGCAACGTGACCAGCACCACCGCCATAGCCACCGTTAAACACTGCTATATCAGTTTTTCGAGGTAAGAAAGAATCATAGTTTTTAATCACTTTTGCATATTTGCTTATTACCTTTTCATTATCAAATGGTATGTTTTTCGCATATAAACCTGTTAATCTAGCACCTGTGACTGCATTAAAAAATGCATTTGCGTAATCGTAACACTGAAAACCTGCATAATTGTCAAAGTTATATTGTTTACCTTCTGAATTATCAAGCCATTTTTCCGCTTGAGATTTAGTCATTAACATATGTGCCACCTACCCTAATTCGTCTAAATTCGTAGGTTCTACGTTTTCGTTTGTAATTGGTGCTTGACCTGTTGCGTTACGATATTTCTTTTCTGCTTTGTACTTTTTAAGTTTTTGATTAGCCCAACGCCCTTCTTTCGTAGTTGGATTGTCTTTATACGTTGTATATAAAGCTATGACAGTTAAGATGATAGACGAAATCGTTTCTTCATCTACTGGAATCGGACTAATACCTTTGTTTGCTAAAAACTGATTGATTAATGCTAAAACTAATACCGCATATCTAGTTATTACTTTTGCTTTCATTTATTTATGCTCCTTTTAGTTAAATTAAAAAGCCAACCGTTATTGGTTAGCTTTGACGTATTTGTATTCTTCGATTGGATTATCGTTATAGATATATCTAGTCTCTAATTTTGAATCTTCCTCAATTAATGCATTCGTTATATCGGAGTTGTTTGTAATAGTATTCACTTTTGGAACAACTATAAAATTACCTTCACTATCTTCAATTTGAACATTTAGATTGAAAGTGTCTGGCATAACATTGTAAATCTGTAATTTTTCTATAAAATCATTTAAATTGAAGTTTTTGAATGAAGATAACTTTTCTACAATATTCTTTAGATGTGTTTCTAAACTGATTTTATAATTTTCTTGGTTATCAACGATGTCAGTACCTTTTTGAGCTGTATTATAAAATACGGCAACACGAACAACATCATCGTATTGTGTATTTGCCTCTATTAGCAAGCAATCAAGTTGTCCTTTTGTTTCCAACCAATCCTCTTTCATAATTTTAACCACTTCATCTGCTATAGGTTTAGCCATTAACTCAATCCATTGCCCTTTTTCTTTGTCAAAAATTTTAGGTATAGCTTTCATTATTCATTACCTCCAGTAGTGTCAATCCAAATTTTAGTTGTGTCAGTCGGTGCGTTTTCTCCAATGACAAAATTTTCTTCGCTTTCAGTTTGGTTCTTAATCAATCCATTTTTTACACCGTATTCAATCATCTCTTGCCATAAGTCATGGTTTTGTGTATTGATCAATTGTCTACCAATCACACTCTCTGTCACTTGAATTTTTGCTTTATTGTCGGACGGGAATACATACTTGTTATCAACCCATATTTCTAATGAATACGTGTTTGCAGGGATAATCTGATTGATTACAACATCGCACACATAGGCATTGTCATATTGCCTAACTGTAGTGTCGTAGATATATTTGACACCTGTACTGTCAGTGAGAAAAACTTTTGCAGGTAATCCGTCTAGTTTTAAGTCGTCGTTGTTAGTGTCAGATAAGATGTATCGCATGTGTGATAAGTCACCTTGTTTAATACGATTACCGTCTTGTGAGTCATTTAAATTAAGTACATTTATTAACATTAGAAACCACCCTTCAATTATTAAAGGCTACCCACCGTCAGTGAGTAGCCTTTTATCTATATTTATCTCTGATATAATACATACCTTTTAATCCTACTTTTTTGTATAAGCTGTTTATTGTTGTTGCTTGGAAATTACACCACTCAATTGCAGTAGCATATTGCATATGACCTGGATTTTTAGGGTTCCAACGCATTCGGTATAGAGTGTTCTTTCCTTGATTAAAGAATTGCTTCCTAACGAACTTAGCACCACCTATAATACCGTTACGTGGACTCGTCCAACCTTGACGTCTAGCGTATCCTATAGAAGCATTAGGATCATTGTCGTATGCTGCAATACCAAAATAGTTGTATATACCATAACGTCCACTTGCGTAGTTACTACGTCCATATCCACTTTCTAAGAAAGCGTGCGCGATTAAGTATATTTCATTTACGTTGTATTTTTTACAACCGTCTGCGAAAGCTTTACCTTGTCCAGATAGAGTACCTTTACCTTTAAGTATTTTGTTCAACTTACTTACTGATATACCTTGATACTTACCAAGATCTAACATTTGATACCTTTGTACTGAACTATTCCATATAGTGTTAGGGTTCATATACTTACTTGTTTGTGACCTAGAAGCATTGCCCCAACCCCAACTATAAGATTTTTGAGGCATGCCATGTGCCATTTGCGCGTTCAGTGCTTGTTGGAAAGTATATTTACTTTTCTCTACAACTACACGAGGTTTATTTGAAGTTCTGTTTGTCGTTTTACCATTTTTGTCTGTAGGCTTATCGTTCTGTGTAGGGTTATCGACTGAAGTTTTAGGTTTAATCTTTATGGTTGTCTTTGTAGTTGTTGTGGTAATCGTTTCTGTGAGTAATTTATCTCTTTTTAAATATAAACCTATTATTTTCTTTTCAACTTCTTTATATTTACTTTCATCAGGAATACCGTTTTTGATTAAGTCGTAATTAATTAAATCTTTCATAGAACGCCATATATTAGGGTCTGCTTTGATTGATGATTCAGATAGTTTTACCTTACTCCAACTTAGCAACCAAACGCCGTAGATTAACGCTCTGATTTGATTGAGCATGAATTGGCGTTTACTCTCTGTTTGTCCTCCACAAACTTCCATAACAAGCCAACCTGGATGTTCTGGCGCTTCTTCTGAATCAGGTCTAGGCGTCCATACACGCTCTCGGTCTATATATACATGAGGGTATTCATCTTCATTCACATATTTATTACGTTGTAAATACAATTCTTCAACAGAACGCATATGTGTACTCTCTTTGATATATATACCTTTTACCTTCCCTATCAACTTTTGCCCTTCAACCATATAATGATAAATATATTCCAAATCATCGTCTAAATCGTATGCGAATGATGTATAGGAAACTTTGGTAATCTCTTTAGTTATAGGTTTTGTTTGTTCTTTTGTGTTTTTAGAAGTGTTGTCATTAGAGGGTTTAGACGGTGTGTTACTTGATTTAGATGGTTTCTTAGTTTCTGCATGATAAGGAGGTCTGACGAACCCACTTATACCATAGTATGTGTGTTTTTCTAACGAGCCAGGAGAACCGGTATAACCGTTGGAATTTCGCCAATTTTGATCCACACTGGTGAAGTAACTCTTGTTAGATGGACCTACTACAACAGCTGTATGTCCTGTACCATTATTATAGGAACCCTTTCCCCAAACTGCCATGTCACCAGGTTTTGGAACAAAGTTTCTAGTATTTCTATAAAATTTAAATCCTCTAGGGTATCTATACCATGCCATAGCAATCGCATTTCCTGTTGTTTTGAAATGCCAATATCTATTGAAAATGTAGTTTGGTAAATCCCACAATTTTGTTACGATGACAATCGCCACTTGTCACCTTCTTCATATTTCTATGAATGTTCAGACTATATCATCAACCTATTAGGTTGCTCCCCGTTTCCACTCGCTTGAGTGTACGTCTTTCGACTAGTCGTTGCACGTTCCTATTTATAGGCTTCGCTCATGATTGCCTACAACATAACTTGTTTAGGGTTCCCATGAATTAGAGGAGTTTGCTATGATGATTACTCATCAAAGGTGCTAGATTCAACACTGGGCGCCATAATAACCATCTACATCAACTCTTCTGCCAATCATTCTTTTTGCCCATGCTGCAACTTCCGAAGCAGTAGGTTTTCTTCTTTTAGGACTAGGTAATCCCATATATCCACCTCATTTCTGGATAATAAAAAGCCGACTAAAAAGCCGGCTTTGTTTCTTAATTATTTACATTTACCAAACCAGAAACATTCCCAAAAACTTGCGCCTAAAAATAATCCGAACATGGTAACTCACCTCCTTTAAAGACCAAATATCATTTTGACAGTCGTTATGATTAAGGTTGAAATAATCGTACCGACAAGTCCTAAAACCCAGAATTTAATCTTTTTGATATCTTCTTTACTTTCTTTTTTGTTTTCTTTTTCTAACTCCCTTTCTCTATTTATCGAATCTAAAGTAAAATTCATTTTTTGATTAATCAAATTTTGACTGTGTTGTCCATCTTTAATCTTTTCCAAAGAGTCGAAGATTTTTTCGTCGTTATCTTCCAACCTTTTTATACGTCGTTCATAATCTCCTCTTTGGCTACTTTCTGTCATACAAACACCTACTTTGCTTAAAATAAAAACCACAAGCTATTTAACTTGTGGTTCGTAATCTTTACCTGTAGTTTCTTTAAATTGTTCCGGAGTAATCCAACCAACTCTAACAAACTTTTTGAAAGTTTCGTCAGTGTATAATTTTTTCTTATATAAATCGATTACTACTTTATCCATATTATGCTTCCCCCAATTTTTGATTTGCTTGTTCTTCAGTTATTAGTGCGATGTTCTGCTTCAAACTCATAACCTCTTCTTGTAAATCGACAACTAAGCTAGTTAATTTAGCTATAGCAATATCTTTGTCATCAACAGGAATTTCTACTTCAGGCAACATCTTTTCTAGCTCATCTTGGGTTTGTCCAACCCATTGTTTACCGTCATAATAGCAAGGTAAGATGATACCTTGAGGAGGTTGGTTCTCTGTCCATTTTTCATCAGGATAAACATATTCATCTTCTTCGTTTTTGTGAACAATAATTGCTTGTCCATTTTTCCATAAATAAACTACTTTCATTTCATCACTCCGTCCATTCATATTGACCGTAAATATAATCTGTATCAGTCCACGCTGATGGATCTACAGTAGCGTCAAAATTCACTGTTCCTGATGTGTTCAACGAAATACGTCCGCTGTTTTTGTTTCTAGGTGCACTTATTGAGAAAAACATTAAGTTTTTGACGAATTCTTTAGGTAAAAGTGCAATAGTCTGTCCATGTTTGATAGTTGTAGCATTAATGCGTAACATTTTCTTAGTAATTCCATTTTGTGTGATTGTTCTGTACGCACTAGTAAATCCGCCTTTGGAAACTAAGTCGTTATGAGGTGACGCACTGTTCACTAGTTGTAAATCAATCCAACCAGTATCTACAACATCTGAACCGACACGTTCCCAACCACTCCAGCTCTTATAAAATCTTTTTTGGTAGATTACAGTTGAATTGTAAGGTTGGTATTGTATTAGAACTGTATCTCCATTTCTTTTATACTTTGTTAACCACCCATTATTATTTGTTCCAGTTGGGTTGTTCAAAGTAAGAACAACATATCTAGTTCCTATCGGTAAAGACATTAATTGTTCGTTATTATCGAAATCTATTTGTAGGTTAGCATCATAAAAATTAGTACCATCATCATTTGTTAATTTAAATTTTTGCCAATCCTTTTCTGTAAACTTACTTTCTACATATTCAGGAGTAGTAAAGCCATCTCTTTCAAGGGTTTCATTAAATGTTTGTAGTTTTTTATCAATTGTTGTGTTAGCTTGATTAACATTTGAATTGAAAGCGTCCACATTGCTATCATAAGTTTTTTTGAACGTATCAGAAGCTAAATCATAATCCGTCTTGATAGCGTCACGTTTAGCATCAATTTGTCTTAAAGCTTCTTCTCTCTCTAAGTCAATGCTTTGGTTAGACGACAATAATGCGTCTGTAATGGCAATAAGAGCGTCTGCTTGAGCCTTGTTTATTTTAATGAGGTATTCTTCAGCTGTTTGCTTAATAGATTCAATCAACGTTTGGGTATCGCCTATATCTTGCTTAAGTTGTTGCACTTTCTTTTCTAATTCCGAACGCAAATCATCAAACATGCGAATATAAGATACTTTAATGTCGCTTTCTATTTGATTGATAAGACTGTCGCGTACCGTGAATTTAAAAGTACCTAACACAACAGTGTCGTCTTTCCCTACGTTATTCACATCATTGAGTGATAAGTAAATTTCACCCAACACTTCAGAATCGACAACATTTTTCAGAAACCATTGAGGTACCGTAATGCCTATTAATCCTTTCATTGGATCAATGAACTCTACGTCTAATACACCCGATGTACTAGGTCGTTTTTCTTCTGTTCCGTTCGCAGCTTTAAAGAAAGCATAACCTTTAACGTTCTTATCGCTGATTAACAAAGGTTTGTTGTCTTTTTGTACTACAAATTGAAATTTAGCAGTATTTTTATCGAGATTATAAAAACCGATACCTCTATTAGATATCGGTTGTAAATATGGTTCTTCATTTAAATCAAGTTTACCTACTTTTTCTAATTCCATTATTTAGCACCCCACAATACTAATGCTATTGCACAGCCACGTTCTTCAGTGTATTCAGAAGTTATCTTCATGACTCTGCCTTTACCATTCACATTATCTTTATATCCTACACCTGCTCTACCGTTGATATAGTCGCCTGGTATAACGTCTTTCTCAATGTTTGTGTAGATTTGACCTAATAATCCGACTACATTCCATTCAGGTCTTTCTGAACGTGATTGATAATCGATTTTGTCGTTATATTCAGGGTTTTCTACTGGTATGTCACGCCATTCGAAAGAAACGTTGCCCTCATCATCTACAAATTCAACTTGTTTTCTATTCGTGATAGTCACACCATATTCGTTTTTAAGAAATCTATCTTTGTGGTGGAACGTTTTTTCGTTCGCTACCAACGCGGCAGTTCCAGATATAACGCCAATTGGTGTGTCATTAGGTTGCGCTTTTCTTATCTTATCGCCGTCTAATGTAACGATAGTTCCTAAATCGATTGCTAATCCATTTTGTGACTCAAATAACTCTGCGATATCGGCACTATCTTGTTTAAGTTGACCGGCTAAAGTTAAGTTTCCTGAATAAGTGCTTAAATCAAATTTAATGTTAGATGTAGAAGCATTACCACTAGAACCATATCCAGCGACAACATGATAGTTACCAGGTGACTTAACACGATTACTATTCATAATCAGTTGTGTATGGCCTTTTTTATCAGTTTCAGAATTAAGTGAATTGATAATACCGCTACGTGAACCATAAGATTTGGAGTTAGCACCAGAACCTAATACAAAGCTACGATTACTGTATGCTTTCGAACCACCTGTAGATGCAATAACTGCACTAGCGTTTGCTACACCAGCACTTCCTGTAGACGCTATACTAGCGCCGCCTTTTCCTACTGTAGGTGGTGTGTCGTACTTTTCTCCTGCTATCCATGCAGAAGTTGAATAATTATCAGCTGTGACGCCGCTAATCATAGCGTGGTTATTTGTCAAACGTAATCCTATACCTGAACCATTGCCGTGTAAGTTACAATTAGTTATTTTAGTGTCGTATATTTTACTTCCAACACCGATACCGATATTGTTAGATGAATTCCAAATATTTATGTTATTTAGTGATACTCTAGACGGTCTATTATCTCCGCCAAATAATCTAATATCTACTTCTGCATTTTTAAAGTTACGCACATTAATATTATTAAGCGAGATGTTTTCGGACATGAATTGGATGGCTATTGCTGGTTGTTTTTTATCTAGTTTTCCACCTTCTAATTTTCCGAAATCACTATCACCTATAGCTGTAAAGTTATTTACAGAAACATTTCTATAAGCACTGATTAATAATGCTCTAGGTGTTGAGCCTGGATACACACCATTGTATTTAGGGTTTAAAGCTAAGCAATTATTTAGCGCCACGTCATAAGCAGTCAAACTTTTATTGTCCGTTTTAGCTCTATGATGACCGATGTGTCGAATGTTGTAAGCTCTTGTATCTTCGATTGATACGTGACCGTTAACGAACACACCACTTGCAGCACTTGCATTACTGTGTGCTTTGATTTCTAAACCACCGAAGTTACCTTTGGTTCTGTTGTTTGATAAGAACACATATTGTGAGCCATCGTCAATTTCTATACCATTGTTATTACTTCCACCTGTTGGTGTATGTGCATAACAATTAGAAATTGTAATGTAACGAGAGTGATGGGTAGTGATACCATCATCTCCGCAACCATATGCCTCACAATTATCAATATGAATATGCTTACTTTCTAATGCGTAAGGCACTCTGTTTCCATCGCCTTCGTAGTAATAATTGTCATTTGCATATGTTACATCGATACAGTGTAGTAAAGCGTCATATGATTTAACGTTATAGATATATCCATTAGTTACACCCGCAAATCTAATGTTAGATGAACGAGAGCCACCGGTAGCTTTAAGTGTTTTATTTTGTCTAAACTTATTCCCATTGAACGAAAAACTTTCTAAAGAAATGTTTTCAGCTCCGCCACTCATTTTTAAGTTAGTGATACCTATGTTCTCTGCTGGTGTTTTATCCATTAGCTTAATAGTAGTAATGTCTTTACCTTGTCCTACCAAACGAGAGTTGTTAGGCATTTTAATACCTGTTGTAAGGTAAGTACCGCCACTCATAGTTACCTGTACATTGCCGTTACCTAATGCGTCTTGAAATGCCTTTGTACTGTCTTTTTGTCCTGTTGGATCTCCTCCGAAATCATCAACATTAACAATACGTTGTATTTTCTTGGTTAAGTCGGCTCTTAGTTCTTCTCTAGCGTTACTTTCTCTTAAAAAGTCGTGATATAGACGTTGGTGTAAAGAATCGAAACTTTGAGCGTCCATTGATGTGTGACTTGCTCTTAATTCTTGTATTCCATCTCCATTATGTCCTAACACAAGATGTTCAATAAGTTCATCTTGATAATTTTCATGATTAGATAATACAACATCTTTACCTTTTGTAGTTTTGTGTTTGATTTGATCAGTTGTATGCGCATTTTTTTGAGTGGTTAAATGCTCGTTAAAGCTATCATCACTTTTATTAGTCCAGTATTTTATTTGTTCGAAGTTATTCTCAAGTTGACTTACAAACTTTTGACTAAAGTACGAGTGAAGTTTCGTAATTAAGTTATCTAATTTCAAATTTTTTGACCTCCTTAGCCATAAAAACCATAAAAGTTTTTAATCAATTCATACATAATGACCTCGTGCCCTTTTTCATTAGGGTGTACCCCGTCAGGCATACTCGATTTTCTGTACGAAGGTATATTGGGTTTGAATTGTGTTGAATGATAAGCGTCATACACAGGTATATCCAGTTCGTTACAAGCGTCTATTTGAACATCTACATAATCAGCTAAAGTATGACCTAAATCGTTCTTAGTAGTGTCTTTTCTTACGGTTTTGCCGTCTTTTATATAACATTGTTTAGTAGGTGTCATAACAATTATTTTAGAGTTAGGGTTATTACTCTTGATTTTAGTGATAGCACTATAAAAGGCACCGTAAAACGTTTTAGTATCCGTTTTATCAGTGCCTATCTTAATATCGTTTGTCCAGTCGTCATCTGTACCTTGAACAATGATTAAATCACCTTTAATTTTAGTCGCTTGTTCATATATGCTATTATCTTTGTTTGTGCTTATTGTCGCACCACTAACAGCTAAGTTTGTTGATTTAGCTTTTATCTTCTTAGCTAACATTTGCGTAAAGTTAGTTTTAGCACCAGTACCTTTAGCTACTGAATCTCCAATAGTACCTATTGTTTTAACTTTCCTAATCTTAGACTTAGGTGTAAAGTCGTGAACAATAGTACCGTTTGCAGTTGTAACACTCTTAGCATTCGCGCTTTCTAACCTTCTTTTTATTTCATCGGTTTTCTTCTGCAAATCTTGTGCAGTCTTAGTATTTGCGTTGTTTTGAGCTTGAATCATCCTTAAGTCTTTAGCCGGATCAGATTTGTTAGACTTAATAGCTTTAACATAATTTGCAGCAGTATTTACTGCTTTCATATATCTATCTTGTAATCTGAATTCCCCAAGTACTACATCTTGTTTTATAATCTTGTTGTTAATATCTCGTTGTGTAGTGATTTCGATAATTCTAACAAACTCATTTAAACCTATTAAATCATCAATTACATTCACAATATCCCCAACTCTAGGTACTGCTTCTTTAAAATGTTTTTGTAAAGAAATGAAATCTAGTGTTACAGACGTTTTTAAACTTTCTTGTATAACTAACTCCATAGCTTTTTTCAGTGTATCCCCTTTAGTTATGCGTCCATCTACAACAGGTGGTGCATGTCGTTTGCCTATAAGGTCGGCTAAGGGGTGTGTGTACTCATATTGTAAACTAGCTTCATTAAAAGTTTGTTGGTCGTCAAAACCACCATAACCTCTGATATAGGTATAACATTTAGAAGCGTCCTCTTGCACCTTTACATTGTTGGCATTAACACCTGCTTTGATATAATAGTCAGCCTTACGTTGAACAACATCGAACAAGTGAAAAGTCTTTGTTTTGGGTTCGTATTCGTACTCTAGGTCGTAACGTTCTAAACCTTTTTTGAATAGTTCTAAGTTTGTATCGTGGTTACCTAGATTTTCGAATTTAGACGACGAAACCTTAGCGTGTAATTCATACTTATAACCCGTATCTTTAAAAACTAAATCAAAGTAACTTTTTCCTGTGAAACTACCGTTATATACTTCGTATACTCTTAAATTGTTTAGGTCATCTAATTCGACAGGACGCGCTTTGATTGTTAACTTTTCCTTTTGACCTACAGTTGTTTTGTCTAACATAACGATACGGTATTCGTTTAGATCATCAGCACCACCAACACCTGTAATCGTCCACATTTTAGTAATAGCCCCTATAGCGTCAAATGTAGCTTTGTTTTCTACCATTTCTATTTCTAAGGAGCCATCTTCATTTAATTTCTCGTTTAATTTTGTTTCTACAGGTAGGGATTGCCCAATGCCCTGTAACGTTTTTAATAATATTGGCAATTAAGCAACCTCCTTACAAGTAATATCTTTTATGTTTAAACGTGATTTTTTGAAGTTTCTTAGTAGTATGGAAAGTATTCCAACCAGGCATTAACACAGGTTGTTGCTTCGTCTTGTTGTAATCATCAATACGTAAGTTATTACGATATACATGAATGCCGTCAAATTTGATAACGTCACCGGCTCTCAATTCTAATCCACTTATTTTCATAATGTCACTATGTGTCATATAGAAGTTAAAACCGTCGCTATCATTTTTACTGACATTTTCTCCAAGTGTCATTTCTACAACACTATCTTGGTTGAATTGGTTAATTTCAGCTGTACCACCGTAATATACATCGCCCACTTTAGTGTCATAGAATGTGTATCTACGTTCTTTATGAGATGTGTTGAACGGGTTTTTGTCTGGAATACCCCATTTATTCAAATTACCACTCTCTTTTTCTAAATCTGTACTATACCCAATACTCTCAAAGTATGGTAATTCAATTGTTTCGAAATCTAGTGTGAATTCACCTGACGTTTTAGTAGTATCGAATGACACTTCATTAACTAAGCCAACAAGTATCTGCCTACCGTCAACATATTCTAGTTCAAAAGATTGTTCCTTAGGTTCGAATATATTCTCGAATTTAATTTCACTTTCAGACGCTGCTAATTCTCTAAGATAAAAATGACCTCTTAGCATGGCTTGTATGTTCGCTTTTAAATGAGAAGCATAAGCTATCTTTTCCACATCGTATCTCACAATCATTGAAATGCTTTTCTTTTCTTCTTTAGTAGCGTTATGGAATCTACCGTTAACACGATCAATTTCATCAAATTTACGGTCATAGCCAGCACCTTTAACATCATAAGAAACAACTCTCAACGCAGTACCAGTGAAGCGATTGTCACTGATACGCAAACGTTCTTTATTTTTGTAAACTTCAACATCATGTAATATCAATTAACAATCACTCCTTTAAAATAATCCGAAACTTGCGTCTTTTGAGTTGGAATCTTCAATGTAAGATTTAATAGCTGGTATATCCGACTCGTTGCGAACAGTCACATTAACGATAGGTTTATTGTTCTCTTGCATGCTATGGCGCACGTCTTTACTCATATGCGCATTCACATCGCTATTTAATCCACCTGTTAAGTCTGATGTTAAATCAGTGTTTAAATCAGGGCTAAATGCGTTAGTTACATCTTTCGCTAAACGACGACTGGCATTAATAGCTCTGTTACCATCTTTCACGATACCGATACCTAAACCTTGAGATACATATTCACCAATTCCTCTAAACACTTTAGAAGGTGATGCAATGCCTAACGCACTTTTCGCTGCATTTACTGCACGTTCTGCTACGCCTTTAGCTGCTTTAACTACCCAACTAACACCTTTCATGATTCCGTTAGCTAGTCCTTGCATTAAGTATCTCCCTACTTCTGTAAAACGACCGAAGAAACTTCTGACTTTAGAAACAGCTCTACCCATACCAGAAGCCACTTGTGATACAACTCTAACAAAACCACTAACCACGCCTTGAACAAATCTACTCATCGCAGAAATAATACTTGAAACCCAACGAGCACCACCAGAAATGATACGACTTAGTGCTTGCATCATTTTTTGAGCAACAGTTGAAACTACACGTGAAAACCAACTTGATACTGTATTCCATATTCTAGTAACTGCACCTGAAATCGCAGACCAAATTTGGTTCCAACTTGTAATATTAGTACCAAGTATTCTGTTCAAAACATTGAATATGAAGTTAGAAATTTGGCCCCAAATTGACAATATGGTATTCCAAATCGTAGTCATTACATTAGAAATCGTAGTTTGTAAAGTTTGCCAAGCGCCAGAAAAATCTCCGGTAAGGAGCTGTATTAATGCAGTAAACAAACCGAAAATCAATTGCGTAGCAGCTTGTAGTATTCCACCTATCGCAGTGAATACTACTGAAATCACAGTCCAAAGAGATTGGAAAGCAGTTACTAAACCATTGATAAGGCTGATGAATAAGAAGCCGAGAACTTGGTTTGCAACTTGTCCTAACATTTGTAAGATAGGCATAATTGGTTGGAGCGTTTGTTCGATAGACGCTCTGAACTGATTAAACCAGTTAATCACAGTTTTTACAGCGTTCATTATCGTATCTTTAATTGTGTTCCAAGCTTCAACACAAGTTTTTCTGAAATTCTCGTTCGTTTTCCATAACCAAACAATAATACCTATTAAAGCAACGATAACGCCTATGATAGCCAATACAGGCCATGAAATCGCACCTATAGCTACACCTAACGCTTGGAATGCACCACTTAACATAGGTAAGATACGCATAATTGTACTAATAGGGCTCATGAGAAGTCTAAATGCGATTTTCACTAGGTTTAACGCGCTTCTAAGTATTTGAGTGTTTCTAGCAAAAGCTAACATTTTAGTCATAGCTTTGAATAGACTACTACTAAAGAATGTTTCTAATAATGTACCTACTGCGATGATTGGTGCTAGTAAAGCCCACAACATACCACCGAGTATCATACCTATACCAACCATTCGAGCTATAGCTGGGTGTGTTTCGAACAACTTAGCTATGAAACCAGCTAATGCTGTTACTACTTTTAATATCACACTTGCTATTGGTGCCATTGCAGTGCCGAATGCAACCAAAACTCTTACGATATTACCGATTAGATCCATAATGACTGGGCCATTCTCTTGTACATACTGAACAAACTTTTTAAACCCTTCAGATTTACCAACTTGTTCAGACCATTCTCTAAACTTAGCAGTCATTTTAACTAGCCAATCAAAGATATTAGAACTGTTTTGAGCGAACGCTTTCATCAAGTTACCAATACCCATGAATACATTGCCAAATATTTGACCTATTTTAGGTAAATTAGTTTTAGTGTATTCAATAAACGACTTAATAGCGTTCTGACCTGCTACACTGTTAGCCCAGTTTTGGAACTTTTTACCTAGATTATCTAAGCCTTTAGCAGTCCATAAGAATAGTGGACCTAATTGAGTGAATACATTAATAAGTCCGTCACCAAAACGTCCTGCAGCACTTAATAATGTGTTGAATGTCTTAACACCTGTTGTATTCATCATGTTAAAGAACTTGCTAGCAGTTTGGCTGTTTTGAGCCCATTTTAAGACACTCTGTGAAGCTTGTTCCATTCCTTTAGAGATACCTGCTAAGAATGGTTTCATGCGTCCTAAAGCTACGTTAACAGTGTCTAAAGCGTTAGATAACGTATTGAATATTTGAGATTGATTTTGCTTGATAATACCTTCCCAAGTTGATTTAACTTGTTCTAAAGACGCTTGGTATCTTCTTGTTTGCGCAGTAGCTTGTAATGTTCCGTCATTCAACATTTTAATTGCACTTACTGCCATAGCGCCAAATGCAAACGCACCACTTGCAGCAATACCAAATGCACCAGCTACACCTAATGCACCACCAGCAACTACACCTAATGCGTTAGCTACTGCCATGATGGCGGGTACTAAACCAGCTATAATAGGAATAAGACCTTGAAAACTAGCGATTAGCACACCTTTGATTTGTTGTCCAAACACAGTACCAAATGTACGAATACGAGTAGCTAATCTATCCATCTTATCGCCATATTCGTCTAATGAATCACTTAATGCTCTAGTTAATACTTGAGCTCTTGTCATTCCCCTTGTATCAAAGTTAACTTTTACCGTTTTATCATGTAAGGTTGCAAGCATAGCTTTAGCACCTAGTACAGAACGTTTTAAGGGATTGTTATTCCCTTTGATGTCTACTTCCTTATCTCTTAACTGTTGTAACTTTTCTCTAACTACTGCAATTGCTCGTTTAACAGGGTTGGCGTTTCCGTCTATATCAACGGTATGTTCTCGCCAACGTTGAGCCATTGCTTTAGCAGTATTTAAGGCTCGTTTAAATTTACTTATGTTGGCGTCGACTTGTGTTTCGATTTCATCGGGTATTTCAGTTTTTGCCATACGTTGAGCTTTTCTGATATTCCGTTGGAAATCTGTAATGATCGCCGATATACGAGCCATAAAGTTTTTATTCATGGCTAACCTCCTTTTTGACTAGTATTGCGTAATGAATTCATAAAGCGTCGTGTACCTTGTTTCTGAACATTTCTAATGCGTTTGTTATGTGCTAACTTACGTTCTTTCATACGTTCGTATTCTTCTGACTGTCCACGTACCTCGTATCTTGCACGTTCTAATTGCTTCTGTAATCGTTTAAGTGATTTACCAGCTTGCACAAGACCGTTAGCTTGAGCACCAAATAATAAAGTTTCTTGTTCATCAAGTAACGCCAATCTACGACCTACAACCCAGTCTTTCCATTCATTAGGCGTCAAACTCATTAATTCATCATAAGGAAGATAGCCTATGTATTGACTGGTTATCTGCCGTATTTCTGAATAATCTAGTAAGGTAGTTCGCCCATGATTTCTTTGTAATTGTTCTTCATGAACTCGATTCCGTTCTTCGTAGATTCTTTTTCTTCTTCTTTCACCATAGATGGAGCCGAGTTCATTTGTGTCCAGAATAGACGTGATTTCTGCTTGAAAAAACCACTATGATTTAATACTCGCAATGCACCTTGTAATAATTCGATAGAGTCTTCTTTTTCGTCAATAATTTCCATTAGTGTTTTTTCGATATCTTCACGTTTAGGTGCATTTTTACCTAAATAAGCCGTTGCACATTCCCAAAAGTCAGCAATTGCGATTGGATCACGTTCTAAAATGCCATTATAGATAGCATTGAAACCAGACACTTTAGTTGTTTTACCATTTTCGTCTTGCTCGTCCTTAGCAAATTTCTTAGCAGTTTTATCAAATAAGAAAGTAGCTTTTGCCTCTACTTCTTCTCCGTTGAACTCTAATGTAGTAATAGGATTGATTGTATTTTCAGTCATTCTTTAACCTCTTTCTGTTATTTTGTACAAAAAAATAGAGGGCTTAATGCCCTCGTAAAACTTATGCACCAGCACTAGGTGTACGGTTTTCGTATGAGTCTGTATAAGCTCCCATATCTTCCCATTCAACTGTAGGAGCAGCAGCACTAGGGTTGAGCCATTCTGGTGGTAATGAATCAACAGAACCGTCTGCACTGTTAAATTTAACTTTTGCAGTGATTTCGATTTTGTCATCCTCATCATCAAATGACCATTCGTGCTCTTCTACAATTACATAAGCGAAAGTACCGTGATGTTTACCGTCACGTTTCTTAACTTCCCAAATCCATAAACGTAACTGCTTGAAGTTTTTAACTGACTCTTTTAAAGCTTCTTGACCTTTGTCGCCAGGAACACGATCAACAGTTAACTTGATTTCTTCTTCTACAGAGTTACGACCGTAGTCTTTTTTGCCACCTGTAATCATTTCAGCTAAGTCATTACTGATTGTGTGTCCACCCTCAGCTAAACTAGCTAACAGAATAGCATCTTCTTCTTTTAGCTTGCTCGCTAAATCTTTGTCAGCGATTTGTAACGCTGCAATATATTTATTCTGCGCCATTCGTTACACTCCTTTGTAAAGTATTGTGTCTGTATTTAAAAATAAGCCGAATGATACCGTGCTTCGTGTACTGATCAATGTCAGTTATCACTTCTTGTGTATCAATTCGACTTTTTATAAATGAATAGTTATTTATTTCTATTTCAGAGTTAAGTACAAAACCTAAGTATTGGATGATTTGTGAGGCTTCATCTCTATTTCTAGCTTGGCTATAAACATGCAATGTAACGCCTACATCTTCAAACATACTTGTCGTTGTCTCTTTATTAGTGACGTTTGTTTCACCCACAACGATATATGGGTAAACAGCGTCTTTTTGAACGCAATCAAAAACCCTACCGCCTAGTTGTTTACTGACGATAGGGTTGCTCTTTAATTTGTTATATATCTTGTTAAACAGATACCGTTCTACTGATACCCACATATCTTAACCACCTTATGAAAAATACTTATTGAAAAACGCTCTACCTTCATCAATTGCTGGTTCCCAAAAAGGTTGTGCATGTTGCCCTTTAGTTGTGTGCCAATGTCCGTCTGCGTCTTTGTAACGCCATGGGATATTCTTTGCACGACTACCACCTGGACCTATCGAATATATTCCTGTACCGTAATTGACGTATCATTTGTTATCGTAAAGGCTTTTTATCCTCTACTTCTTACAGTCACCTGTAAGTTCGGCGTACATTTTCAACCAATAAAAAAGATAACCGTTATTGGTTGTCGAACACTCTTGGGAAGATTGTATTTATTCACTTCCTACGCTCTACAGTGCTTAATAGCCTTTCGCAATCTATTAAGTTACCTCGGTGTTATCTTTATACTCTTTGATCAAATCTACAAAAGGTATGTTGTTCTTCTTATATTTCGACACTTTGTACAAGGGAATATTTAATTCATGAGCCCATTGCATTGTAGTTTTTGTAACTCCATTATACGTGTGATAAACAGAAGTGCGTTTATTATAATGTTGTTCTTCCATAGGTATCCATTTACAATTTTTCGGTTCATAGTTGCCATTAACATCTATTCTTTCTAAAGTTAATTTATCACTAAAACCATTTTCTTCGCTCCAACGAATAAATTCTTTCAGATTGTGCCATTCGTCGCATACTTTAATACCACGTTCGCCGTAATTTTTATAGGCTAATGTGTTAGGATTTTCACATCTATTTATCATAGCATTCCATCTTCCATATACTGGATGCTTAGTTAAACCATGTAAATTAGTTTTTCCTAGATTAAGTGGCGCTTTCACTTTTTTTAAACAGCCACATGATTTAGTGGTACCTAAAGAATCACTTCTCACAGTTACTTTATTCCCACAGTCACACAGACAATTCCAATAGGTTTTTCTGCCAGATTTTTTATCCGACATTCCAATGACTGTTAATCTTCCGAACCTCTCGTTCGTTTTATCTTTGATGTTCATACCTTTTACAAATTGCCCTTTATCATTACGTTTCAAATATAATCACCTCATATACATTATACCTGTACCGTAATTAACATACAACTTTATGTTTAAAGACTTCCACCGATTTTGCTCGATTTTTAAATTACTGTTGCCAGTAATTGCGACATACGTTTTATCGCATACTCACTACCAATATTAATAACACCTGTTAACCCGCCTTTCTTAAAGTCCATAGAAACACTTTCTCTAAGATAACCGGTATCAACAGGCATGTTACTAACTATTGAATTGTGAATAATTGTTGTTGTCTTGGCTATACCTTTTTTAGCCCATCTAATCGTTTCTTTTTCAAACTCCTCAAGTTCCTTAACTAAATCCCAATTTCCGTATTTAACCTTAGCCAATAGGACATTCTCTCAATCTTGTTAAGTTGATTTCTTGTTGTCCGCCTTGGTCGACAGGTTCTCCTACTACTTCGTAAGTTTTACCGTTGTATTTAAATAAGTTTGTGTTAGTTATTGGCAGGCTGTACGGCGTATATAGGTTTCTGTCGTATGATTGGTTCATTTGATGAAACTTGAGTTGTTCAGATGAAGTAGGCGTATCCATAAATCCTTGTATTGTTTTTTCGCTCTTAAAGCGCTCTTGTTCACGCGGATACTCTCCTACAACCTCTCTTGAGCCTAATTCGATTGTATGAGGAAACTCATTTAATGGATTAAACATGATAACCAGTCCAACGTAAGCGTCTAAATGGTTTAAGGTAACCGTATGTTTCCTTAGGTAGATCAGTAACGAAAGTGTAGCTCACAGTACCCATAGTACGTGAAGAAATATTGCTAGTCGTACCTTGTTTAATACAGTTAGCAATGAATTTCTCTACATTACTAGGTAATGACTTCCTATTGAATGTTTGATTACAATACTCTTCAGCTACATTCAGATACTTTTCAATAAGTAATTCGATTGTTTCGTCATTTGAAGTATCATCGAGTGAGAGATTGTTTAATAATTTAACGTCTTGTGCGTTCATTACTCAACACTTCCTAATGCTTCAATGAGTTCATCTTTTTTCATACTAGAAAAGCCCTCTATTTCACGTTCTTTAGCGAGTTCTCTTAATTCTGATACTTTCATACCTTTTAAGTCTTTGTCGCTCTCTACACGCTCAATAAGGGGCTTGTTTTGACGGTTCTCTTTTGTGGATAGTTCAGTTAATCGTTCATTACTTACATTTAAACCTTTACGAGGGAACGTATCTCCAACGTTATATTCGTAGTTGTTATCTTGTAAGTCTGTGAAGTATTCGATTACTTTATACATACGTCACTACCTCCTTTTATGCGCCTGAGTCTGTAGTTCCAGCGCCTTTAGTTACCTTAACTGCTTTAGATTCGTCATATAAGTATGCTACATAATGTTTATCACTGTATAAAGCAGTTGTTTTAGTTGAAGGATCACGGTCAGTTTCTAAGAAGAAATCACGTTTAGTGATTAATTTAACTGCACCACGTTTAGCTAAAATAGCTTCGCCCTCATCTAATTTCTTAGAACGTACAATAACAGCTCCTAACGCTTCGCCAAATGCACCTTTAACGATAATGTTATCGCCTAATTCAGTAGCACGAGTGAAGTTTTCAGAAGCACTAGAGCGTAACTTACCAGCGTCTTTAGGGTTAATGAATAATACCATTGGTTCTAAATCTTCATCGTCAAATGTATCAATAGCAGCTTCTAAACCTGCTAATGTACCAATATCTCCACTAACTGTTAATTTCGTGCCTCGTAAAGCTTCTAATACGTCGTTATCTACTTTGTTAGCAATGGCTAAGCCATGTTGACGTACTGCTTCGCCTTGAGGGTCACCATAACCAGATAATAAAGCTTCATCAGTAATATCAGTACCTTTACCGATTTTATGAATTTTAGCTTCACGTCTGTTAGTTTCAATTTTGTCTACAGGAATTTTTTGTCCTTCAGGTACTACTGTAGCGTCACCACTGTAAACAAATGCAGGGAAAGTTAAAGTGTCGCCTGGTTGTCCTACTAATGTACTGTCAATGTCTGCAAATTGTGCAAATCTCAATTTCTTATCTAATTCTGCTTGCATCATAGGTTTTAATACTTCTGGAACGATTTGTGTACTTTTAGTTGTTGTTCCTTGTGCCATATGTTATTACCTCTTTTCTAATTGTTTATTAGAGTGTCGTAAGTTTTTCTATCGTTAACGAATAGATTAGTTCTCTCTGTGACACTCATATTGTTAAATTCTTCTTGTGTAATCCCACCATTTACGTTTTTACCGTCGTCTGGTGTGCGTCCACTTGGTTTACTTTCAGCAAATAAATAAGGCTTAGACTCTTTTAACGATTCAATCGCTTTATCTAAACCTTTAACTTTGCCGTCATCTTGTAGTTCTAGTTCATCTTTGTTGATGAAAGCTAGAATGTCGTCAGCGTCGTTTGCGTCTTTCGCAACAGCTAACTTAACAGCGTTATTCAATTGTGATTCTTGGTACTTAGTTTGCCACTCTGCGTTTTTATCTTTTAATTCATCGAGTTCTTTTTGTAACTCGCTATCATCTTTCACAGAGTCATGTAATTTGGCAATTTGTTCATCACGGTTAGTAATCTCTGCTTTTAATTCATCGATTTCAGCGTTCTTGTCATTCAGTCGAGAACGTGGTACCATACCTGATTTCGATTCATCAATAGCGTCAATCACTTTCTGTTTATCGATTTCACCGTCTTTAAATTGCCCTAATAATGCGTATAAGTCCATATTTAATTGCTCCTTTTACGTTTTTTACGTGTAACGACACGAAAGATTTGTATAAAAAAGAAGCCTTTTAACGACGGTGCTAAGGTCGAGTATTTACTGCTTACGTTTATTCTTCTCCCACTCTCTATAGTTAGTGAAAGGTATTACGCCATCTTCTTTAGTTCTCATCGTTGTAGGTAATTCATCTTCGTCTATGTAATAAAGTAGTTTACAACGACAGTTGATGTTCTCTTTTGCGCTAGCTACACCTACAAACAACTTAGGTGCAGGACCTACACAACCACTAGAATGAAAGTTATCTTCAATATCTACTGAAGTGCCGTCTAAGTGTCTGTGTGTATCACGTGTGCGTGTATCTTTAGTAGCATACCAACGTTTCTTCATATCGAGTCCATTATCTTTAGCTACCATTGCACTATCTAATCCTGCTTGTGACAATGCACGTCCTGTTTCTGTTCTAGCTACACGTACTGATTGAGCTTTTGACATACCTAAATCATCTCTTAACGCTTTAGCTATCTTAGAGTAGCCTTCGCCACTCATAATACCTTGTGTGATATGCATACGAATACGTTTCAATGTATCATCACGATGTTTCTGTAGTGTAGGCACTAACTTAATAAACTCAATAGGTTGTTCAATTGCCGTCTGTATTGTCTGTGAAGTAGGTATATCAAAGTTCATAGATGTTTGACTTGCTACTTCATACAAAAATAGGCTCATCATGTACTTTTCGATATAGATGTTCTGTTGTGACTGTTTGATAGCTTTAGCGACTTCTCTGTAGTCTTGCGACAACATTTGACCTATACGATTAAGTTCTTTGTTGAGCCTGTTGTATTTATTGAATTCAGTCCACGTTACTTGCGGTTCATCTCTATCGTACTTTTCGTACATATTCGCAATAATCTGTTTGATTTCTTTCAAACGTTTAGCAAATAGTATTTCGATTTCTTTCTCTGCTTGATTAACCAGTTTGTCGATGTAGTTATCTATGTCATTCTGATTGGTTATCTTCGGATTGTCTTTGTTGTTCGTCATTCAATCCCTCCTCAATGTCAGGGAGTTGTTGATTGAGTTCTATGTTTTCTTGCTCTATTCTTTCCATTTCAGCTACAGGATCTTGTACCCACGAATGATTACCAAGAATAGTTTCTTTAGATAATAACCCTGTGGAATTCATAGCGATTTGAGAGTTTTCTAACTCATTAACCATTACATTGAAGTTGAATGTAATCTCGATGTCTTGCACTTTCACATCTAATCTGTAGAAGTCGATAATGTACTGCAATAACTCTTGTAATGCAGTAAGTGTTTTGTTCTTTAACTTATTCGCTTTTAAATCTAAGTTACTGTACATAAATTTAAGTGCAATACCACTAGGGCTATTACCAAACTTATCTTGTTGGAAGTCTACACCTTGCCCAAACTCTATAATGTAATCACGTAACATCTTCGTGTATTCCTTAACAGAGTCGATAGGCACTTCTACTTTGATAGTATCTACACCTGAACCACTTTCTCCTGCAACACTAATTGCTTTGTAGTATTTAAGGTTATGCATGAAGTCTTTCATATCTTCGCCTTCATAACCTTTTAAGATATAGATTAACTCTACTGATTCGTCAAAAGTGTTTTGTGTGTCTGATAATCGCTTATCTAACGCGTCTATGATTGTTTTGTACATGAATAAGTCAGATACTTCTTGTGGGTTATTCTTGAACGGAATAAAAGGAACACGCCCCCAACTCATCAATTTATTACCTTGATAATAATGAGGTTGTATATGATCTTCACTACGGTAGAAATCAGGGATAAGTTGTCCTTCTTTCAACTCATAGAATGTCACATCATCTTTAGTCCAATACTCAACGCGTTCTGCTCCGTCTAATTCATATACACGAATAAACGCTTGCAGTTCATCTCTTTCTTTATTAGTCCAAATAGGTACAGCTTGTTCTGCAGGTACACGAAACGTTTTAAATTCTCCCTCTTCATCTACATAAGGTTGAACCCATTCGATACCTTTATTACTTGCAGCAGTTAATATATCTACTAATTTGTCATCCCACTTGTGATTAAGTGTGTGTTGTATTTGCTTTAATGCTTTGTCATTATCTACACCAAACGTCACAGGATTAGCAACTGCATAAGCTACTTTCTGGTCTACTAAGTTTTGATGATAGTTAGTATACATGCGCCAGTCTGGTTTAGTTTCGTCATAGTCGCCGTTCACATCTCTTTTGAAAGGAGCGTCTAATATATCTGGGTGATGATTATAATATCTTTCGCCCATTGTGATATTGTCTATATTATCTTTATGCTCTCTAACTAAGCGCAATATCATTTCTTCTTGCGTTTCATACTTCGGTTTGATTTGTTCTACCACTTGTTCGTGATATGGTTTGTCCCATGGCCAGTTAATGCTAATCACCTCGTTTACGTAAGTATGCTAAGTTTATTCTGCCTCATGTCACGCTCTAAGGCGTATCTAGTGGCGTCTATCGTATGATTGTCTTTATCCTCTAATCTCGGTTTAACGTTGCCGTCTTTGTCAGTTTCATAGTCGATATTCTCAAATTCTCTCGCTATATTAGGTGTTCTGTTAGGATCTATCACAATAGCAGTTAAATCATCAAGCCATTGTTCTCCGTGTTCTACACTGTCAGGACCTTTCTTCACACCTTTAACACGCTTGATACCATGTTCTTGTTTTAATTCTGCAATCGACTTCGGTTCAGCGCTATCTGCGTATATCTCATCAGATTGATAACCTCTACGTTTTAACCAGTTAGCAAACTCTCTATTGCTTATTTGTACACCATAGTGTTCATCAACTGCGTAGATAATACGTTTCTTCTTATCGTAATGCCAACGTACAAATGCTAGTGGATCAGTAGCATAACCAAAGTCTACAGCATTACGTATGTTGTCGAAGCTCTTATACAACTCATCAGGTATCTTCTCTATTTGCAAGTTGTTAAACGGTACGACACCACTACCAATAGCTTCACCCATATATTCCCAACGATAACGTTGTTCGTTACGTTCTTTCGCACTCTCTGCCTCTTGTATGAATTGTTTAGATATAAAAGGATTATCTAAGTACGTTGAATGATGTACAAATGTATTATCCGGTTGGAATGAGGTTTCGTATTTTTTGTTAACCCACGATTGTTTTCTCTTAGGCGGGTTATAACTAAAGAAAAACTTGTAGAACAATCCGTCATCTAATTCTCCACGTAACATAGAGTTAGTAATTGTCGTAACTTCATCTTCTGTCTTAAATTCTGCTAACTCCTCTATCCACATGATAGAAAAAGGGAATCGACTATCTTTTAACGACTTTAATCGTTCAGGGTTCTGCGCCCCTCTAAAGATAATCCGATTCCCTCTAGGAACATACGTAATTTCCATTGGCGACACTTTAACTTTGAACAGGTGTGACACCTTTTGTTCTTCTATCGCCCACTTAATTTGCTCAAATACTGATGTAGCTAATGTATTGTCTGTCTTACGTACTACAACTGCATTCACAGGATAGCGCATGATTAACTGTGTAATGATGATAGATATATCAGACGACTTACCACTACCACGTCCACCTTTAGCTACTATGTTCAGCTTCTCTCTATCTTTAGTTGCTTTCCATAAGCTATGGAAGTGTTTAGGTAACAGTTCAGATAGGTTAATCGATATCGTCATTGAACTGTACCGTCGCAGTCGTTTCGATTTGTTGTCTTTCTACAGGTGTATATCCTGTACGATCTAATATATCTTTAGAGGCTTGATAGCGTACTAGTTCGCTTTTAGCGTCTAACAAGTTAATCATCGTTTGTAAGGCTTTCGGTACCTGCTTAGATAAATGCTCTGCTTGGTAACCTTTAAAGCCTTCTCTGAATTTATCATTATGTTTCCAACGAGATATAGTAGAACGGTTAACGTCAATTTCAGCAGCTATTTCTCCCTCTGCTAAATCTGTTTCGTTCTTCAAGCGTATATATTCTTGTTGCTTCTTAGTTAATTCCAAGTACGCCCCGAATGTTGCGTTATTTTGCATGTTAGTCATCGTATATTACCACCTACTTTACGTTATGCACTCTTTATATTTTTAAAAAAGACACTGCGTAAACAGTGCCTAATGATTATGTTTTGTTATTTATTTGAGTTTATGTACTCATGTCACACTTCTATGTCACATCAATACATAAAAAGTTACCCGTGCGTTCTCACGGATAACTAATTAAGGGAGGAGAAAAATTACATGTCAAGTATTCATATCATCGTATCGGAAGCCGTGTTGTAAGATTCAATAAAACTACCCGCCACTCTGACGGATAGTTAAGCAATCGGATGCGCAACGTCTAATCAAGGACGATAAACACTTATCCAATCACTTCGATATTGAATACCCCACCATAGTGCGAAAGGATAAACACTATGTCTTGTGAGGTAATTCTTACAATATCATAATACACCGATTATAAACGGACTTACACACTTCAAAAGTCCACCCTACACATAACCTATGAATTCTGCCAATCTATTTATCATAGCGTCGCGTCGTCTTAATATACTCGTCTTACTTGTACCGAAGTAGTCAGCTATATCCTCCCACTCACTACAACCTATCGGACACTCCCAATATCTCAAACGCATTAAGTCTTGTGTATCTTCATCTGACTCATAAATGAGTTTGTCTACACCTTTTACAATGTTACGTAAGTTGTTATAACGATTGTCACTTAACTTCTTGATTGATTCTCTCTCAATAGGATTGCCTGGTATATTACTTTTGCCTGCGCCTACATTCTCGGGTTCGTGGTTCTCTAACAATTCATACTCTCTTACTTTTAACTCTCGTCTGTAACGCTCTATGTTCTTGATATAATCTTCTAGTTTCTTTATATCGTGTCGTTCAATCGTTATCATACTTACCCTCCATTCCTTTAGTTTCCTTTTTTATTAATTCGCTTTTTGTATTCTTCATACTTTAAATTTTGAAAATCATTACCGCCGTCATATTCATCCATTTTACTTAATATACTTTCTAAAGCTACAATTTCACCGATTTTAACATGGGTACTACGGTCTTTATCGTTTTGCATCATCAAAATTAAACTAAGAACTAGAGTTTTTAATTTAATCCACTTGGATTTATAAAACATCACTTACCCTCCATTCTCCAACTTATCTCTTAACACTTCAATTTCATACTCTTTCACTTCTAACTGATGTTTTAGATCATTCTGTTCAAGTATAGAGCCAAATAGTAGTAAAACTAATATAATGATTGCTATTACGCCCCACATTGTTTGACCACCTCTAAATTAGGTTTGTGTTCTAGTACACGTCCGTTAAAACTACATGCATCTTCTTTAGCTGAATATAAATCGTCGTAAGATAAAGCTTCAAATACATTGTCAGTGATTATGCATGTGTTTCCATAACTACCTATATATTTTTTCACTAAATATACTCCTTTTTTTAACTCAACCACGTATTTGCCTATGTTGTTTTTATTATCCTTATTTTTCAACCAAGATACCTCTCTTTCTAAATGTAACTTATCTAATTGCAATCCATGTTTATCTTCCTGTAACTCATTAACTCTTTTCTCTGCTTTAATCCACTTATATATAGCAAAAATACACAGTACTAACACAATTGTTACCGATAATAAACTTATCCAAATCACTTTAATAACCTCCGTATACGCCATTTAAATGAGCGTGGTCGTGTTCGTCAAAGTCCTTAGGCACTTCCACCTCATCATTTGCAGTTAACTTATAGTACAACTCTCTACCAATCCATTTACCTAACTCGTACATTGCGATAGTGAACCATATCTTTAATATGCGTTTAATCATCTAAATCATCTCCATGTTCGATATATTCTATAACGTGTTCCAACGCTGATTTATAAGTAAGTGTTATTGAATCTTCCTGCTTTGATTCTTCAATATCGCTAATTACACTTTTTAATTTTCCAATTACTTCTTCACTACTTTTCATTCCGTTCACTCCTTATCCCAATCTTTCTTGCAAACGATATAGTTTTCTAAGTTGTAATCTATCGTGCTGACTTAATATACGCTTTGCTTTCTCTTCTGCTTCTTCCTTATCCTCTGCTTCTACAAGTGTCATTTTCTCGTTAAATCTAGCTTGCTCGATGTGCTTGTGTATATGGCCTGTGCTATCTGTGAATTCTCTGATTAGGAATTGTTTCACTTCCCCAACACCTCTTTTACTCTTTCGTATATGTCTTTAGAATCCTGTTGATCCAAATCCGTCTGTCCCTCTTTCTGACTCACTACTAAACTCATTTACTTGTTTTAATTCTGGTGTCCAAATAGGTACAATAACAAGCTGAGCTAGCTTGTCGCCTTTGTTAATTTGATAAGTTCCAATCATCGATTCTTTATCACCAATCGCTGGAATAGTTTCTTCTTTAATATTTAATACAAAGTTACTGAAATTATATCCACTCCATTTTTCTAAAGTTTCGTTATCATTTTTAACATTAATGCCTAAATTGCCTTGATAACCTGCGTCAATCTTGCCTGTTTCAATCACTAAATGTGTCTTGCTACTTACACCACTTCTTGACGTTAATAGTCCTACATAACCCTCTGGAATGTTTACTGCTACATCTGTTTCAATTACTACTTTTTCCTGTGGCTCAAGTATTACTGTTTCTGCTGAATAGATATCGTACCCAGCATCTAATCTATCTCTCTTCGGCATAATCGCATTTTCTGTTAATAATTTAATTTCTAGTTCTTTAGTCATTTATTGTTCCTCCATTTTCTACTAAACTCTTTGAATTACTTTCAACAATCTTGTCGTACAGCTCCGCCTTACGATATACTTCGTTAAGCTCTTTGATTAGTAAACACCCGTCATGCCCTGTAAAAGCTGTAGAAGATACTATACAGCGTTGGATAAACTCTCTATTGTCCATTGCAAGCCTCCAAATCACTTAATAAATTTTGAAACTCATGCGTTCCGTCTAGTTGGTCCATTTTCATAAGTACATTCTCTAGTTTCTCTAATCGACCATTATCATAATCGCTGTAACATTTACCTTCTGGCCAATGTAAATCATACAAGCTAGGATATTCTTCTAATAGCTTCTCTTTCAATTCTAGCCATGCACGCTTATAATCTTTATCTTTCATGGTCTGCATACTCCTTTTAATCTATATGTTTCCAAGAACGCTTCATTTTCACGTCTCTAATTGTTTGCTTTGAAACATTAAACATTATTGCTAGCTCTCTAACTGTTTTTGAATTTTCTCTTATATATTTAACTCTATCTACAGTTAGTTTAGATGAGTGCTGTCTTTCTCCCCTACCTACATTAGCCAACCCATTTTCATGTGCATGAATAGAGTTTTCTGTAGGTGTAGACCATTCCAAATTTTCTAAATTTGAATTTTGTTTATTACCATCTATGTGATTTACATATGCTTTATTTAGTGGATTAGGAAGAAATGCTATTGCTACAAGTCTATGAACTAGATATCTTTTACATTCTCCATTCTTACATAAACTAACCATCGGATACCCTCTGTTGCCCACATATTGTGATATTGGTTTACTTTTCAATTTCATTACGCTTGTATTACGTTCTATACTTCTATCAATACTTTTAATGTTCCCTAAGCTACTAACTTGATAAAGTCCTTCATATCCTTTGATATCTTTCCAATTCTCATACTTATACGCCATCTAGTCACACTCCAATTCATCCTCTGTTTCTTTAAATATTTCTCTCAAAACTTTACAATCTTTATAATCTAGCGTTTCATGCTTCTTTAAATCTAAAACATGAGACAAGTTAGCTTTTATTTCCTCGAATGCTCTCGCCTTCCTTTTCGTTTCTGCCATATCATTGATGAGTTCATCACGTTGCTTAAGTAAACTGTCACGTTCTTGTTTTAATTGTTGTATATCATCAGTCCATTTTTGAACTTGTGATCCATGTACAACGAATTTCGGATCTTTTGCCATTTACTAGTCCACCAACTTTCCATTTTCCCAAATAAGTATGAGTGTTCCATCGTTATTAATCAGGTAATAAGCGATAGTTCTAGTGCTAGTTTCAGATATATGGATAGATGTACTGCGATATATAGAAGCCTCTGTTGCGTTATCTCTCGTTTCGTAAATTTTTAAAAGTAAAGGGAAAATAGTATCTTCCGTAATTTCCTCTTCGACTTCTATTGTAAAAGTTTCATCTATAGCAGTTTCATGCTCTATCGATACATTTTGAAGCTTATCGAAATACACAGAACCACCATCGAGATTGCTATAAAACGCTTTTTCTGTAATACGGTTCTTCCAACCCCACTGAATTAATTCCGGTAATGTCATTTTCTTCTTTTGTTTAATCTTTACCATTACTCATGCACTCCTTATTTATTGGTTTGGTAATCCATAACTCATTAACTCGTTATATAATATGTCATCTCGTAATTCATCTATTAAATTGCTTACTTCTTTATGCGTCATAGCTTTTATTTCTTTACGACTATAATCGGTAAGTGACGTTTGTCCTTGCAAACTACAAACGTATTCAACTTGTTTATCTGTTGCCATTCCTTATACACTCCCTGTTCTTTTTAATATCGTTTTCACTAACTTTCATCGTCACTCTGTTTCCTGCTATCTTAACCACAAAGCCTTTAACACCTATCTGTCGTAACTCCTGTTGTATCTGGGTAGGTGTCTTGCCTTGTGTGTTGTATCTGTATCTTTGGTTGATTGTGTCGGATAGTATCATGCGTTCATCTTCTCGTATTCGTCTGCCCACATGTACATCAATCCATCACTTACATGTTTACGGTTGCACTTTCTAGCAATGTTGCGTCTGTCTATGAATAACAATTTTTGAGCTTCTACTGTACTTGCGAATTCCTCTACAATTTTGTTGTCTCTATCTACTAGATATACCGGTTTAGATACACCTTTATTTCTTCGATACACTCTATATTTCTGTAATGTAGATTGGAATAGGTTATCTGCCATAAGATTGTTATACCTACTGTCCTTAGGGTACGCATGCAATCCATTTTTCAAGTTACCGATAAACGTTTCATATACAATATCTGCTGCACGATACTTCTTATTCTTATAAATAACTATGGAAATACCGTTACAACCATTCGCAAATTTATATTTACCATCAGGCCTTTTCATTCTTCCTAAGTTGCTTACATATAAGTCGTAATTCTCGCTGTACTTCCAAATTTCATTTTTTGCTACAACTCTTTCGTTAAACTCCTGTTTCTTATTCACTCTCGGCATTGTGTCGGTAAAGAAGCACTTTAGCTTATCGTTATATGTGCCACGTTCTTTTTGGTACCACAATGTGTTTAGTGGAATACCTGTAATATTGTGCAAATGAGATAGGTCTGTCTTAGTCACTGTGTGGCTAAATGGCTCGTACATATACACCATAATTAACCCTCCCACTTCTCAAATGCTCTATTTAGATACCAACGCGCTTTGTCTAAATCTTCTTTTCCGTTCTTACGATTAGCTCGACTTATATATTTGATTGCATTACCAATCGCAAATGCTAACTCTGGTTTGTAATCTTTAGTGACCTGCTCTATGAAATCTATAATTTCTATATTTCCATACGTATAATGCGTTGGGTGGTTAACCTTGTCATCTAACGTCTTTTCTACTTCTTTACTAGTTGGTCTAGGCACACTGATAAAGTCATAGTTATCGTCTATTTTAATAGTGCCAATACCATCAACTTTTACTACTGCGACGTATTTTAAATAAAATACGTCTTGATATACGTTCAATACTTGCCCGTACCTTTGCTTGTTGTCTCTATCAGAAAATTTTATATATTCTCCTATACTTAAATCTCCAACACTCATGATCTAACCACCTTTCTAGGGAATATGTCATTCTCCATAAGGTGCGTGCACCATTTACCACGAGGGTGTTTTTGAGGCACTGTGAATAAATGTGGTTTCTTACGTTTCAATTCTTGTAATCTGCGTTGCTCCATTCTCTCTTTATAACTAGCAATTTCGTCCTCTTTAGGTTTCAAACTATCCCACTCACTACGTCTTACTCCAATAGGAGCTTCTATTGCATCTTCAAACTTCCAACCAGAAGCTAATCTTTGTCTTAAGATATCGGGATTGATATCTGCTTCTTTCATTTTTTCTACTACATCTGTTGTAATAGAGAAGTATTTATTTTTAACTCTCATTTTTGTCGCTTCCATTTACTCCACCTCTATTAATTCAACTAGTTCAAAATCTTCGCTCATTAACTCTTTTTCAGGGTTCTTACTGATTAAATCTAAAATGCGTTCCTTTTCATCACTTGCAGTAATTTGATTGTTTGCCCAAACCGGATACTTACATCTAACTTTCATTGTTGCTTCGACTATGATTGTTTCTTCTCTGTTAGCCATTCACTCCACTTCCTCTACATTCATGATTATTTTTGGTTCTTCTGCATATTGCTTAAAGCTTTCAATGTGTGCAATTTGGTTATCGTCTTTCCATAAGTGATCGTTAGCAGCGTCTAGCACTGTTTTGATTAAATTGTCTATATCTGGTTTCGTACGTTTGTATTGGCCTATCGATATTAACTTTTGATTCTTAGTCCAGCTCTTAGGTGGTGCGAAGTAAAAATATATCGATACTTTCAATCTACTGTTCAACATCTTTTTAGGTAATTGACTCTGTATATATGCTTTATGCTTTGTATAAGACGTTGGCATGTATGTTTGGATAAACTTACCTGCATTCCTAAAACGTGGACGAGGAGAGCCGATAGGTTCCTTATACGTATCGTTAAAATTAATCTCTATTTCCATAACTCACCTCAAAATAATAATTCGTTAATTGTCATTTGCTGTTGCAGTTCTTCTTTTCTGAACAACTTGTATTTACGTTTCAGTTTTTCTAGTTCATCTTTCGTTACTGTTCCTGAGAATGTGTTTCTAAAGTGTATGCCTGCATAGTTACCTAGTTTGAATGTATCTTCTCCTAACGGCGTTACACTGCACATCTTCCAACCGTCAATCTGATATAACGTGTATTGCTTTTTAAGTCCGTCGATAAGTCCCATCTGGTTGCCTCCACTTCGTTTCATTCATGATCAACTCTTTCACTCCTTCGTAATCGTCAAAGGGTTTAATAACTCCAGTATCAAGAAGCCTTTTAACTGCCCACCCAGACTCGATTAATATTTTGGCTATGATTGGATCCTCTTTATAATCCTCTCGATACATAAAACCTAAAAGTTGCTGATACTCATAAACTTTCATCCATAAAACCTCTGCGTTTTCTTGTAGAAATCAAGGTGTGCCACCCCTGTTTCTCCGTCTTTATTTTTAGAAATAATGAATTCAATTTCCGACTTTCCTGTAATGTTGTCTTGTTGGTCTTGGTCGTAATAATCGTCACGGTATAAGAAAAAAATCATATTCGCGTCTTGCTCAATTCCTCCTGCTTCTCTTAAATCAGACATCATCGGACGCTTATCACTACGACTTTCTACACCTCTACTTAATTGAGATAGTGCGATAATGATACAACCTGTTTCTTTAGCTATAATTTTTAAATCACGAGAAATCTTTTCAACTTCTAACCGTCTATCACGTTGAGGTACATCTGATTGCATGAGTGTAAGATAATCAATAAATATAACGTGAGGTTTATCTGTTTTCTGCGAAGCAACTTCTCGAACATCTTGCGGTGTCATTTGTGCTTGGTCCTCAATCTTTAAAGAATTACATTTTTTAATTTGATCTATAGCAGACATTACCGATGAAACTTCATCATCATTTAATCCGTTGCCTTGCTTAATTTTAGATAGTGGAATATTTGTTATTGTTGCAACTAATCTCTCAACGATATTGTTACCTCCAGTTTCTAAACTAAAGAACGTTGTAGGGTACCCACGCTGCGCGATATTCCACATCATCGTTAATGCAAGAGAAGTTTTACCTAACGAAGGTCTTGCACCTAATACATTCAACTGACCTGGTTCAAAACCAATGATTTTGTTATCTATAGAAGCAATACCAGTTTTAACAAATTGTTTTGGTTCATCAGATAAAATATTTTCTACAACTTCAGCTAGAAAACTATCAGTAGCGTCTGCTTTTTTTATTGTCATACCTTTTAATTTCTCTAATTCCTCTACCAGATAATTAAAATTTTCTTTACTCGGCATTGATTGATACTCTGTGAGCTTCTCACGAGCTTGTGACAAAACATATTCTTGTAATAGGTTCAATTGGTCGTCCATAAAAAACGCCTTGTCAGTGCCATCTGAGTTGTATAAACGACCTAATCGGTCAGTAGATATAAATTCATTATCATCACGACTTTTAAAGTAGATCTGGTTTACATCGACCTTCCCTTGCTCTAGTGCATACTCAATGAACACTCTTAATTTTTCATCAGTAAACATTTCAGGTTTCAATCTGAATTTACTTAGTAACTCTGGGTTACGCATGAGGTTAGATATAATAGATTCTTCGGTACTCAACACATCAATACTCATCATCTAACCCCCAATCCTCTTTCATCTTTTGCCATTGTTTTCTTAATTGTTGCCTTCTCTCTCTAAACTCTTTATCGTGTTGCATTCTATATTTATCAGTTTGTTCTTCTGGTATCACTGCGCTTTTCATTTCTGGTGGTTTGCGATCAATAATTTGTGCAATCGTAGGTTTATAACGACTTTCTCTAACATATTTCTTTGTTTTGTGTAGTGTTCTGTCGAAATCCCCATATTGTGTGAGTTGTTCTACCCAAAGGTTGTACTTAATTTTATTGAATTTCATATCGTAGACATTATTTATTAACTCTAATATTTCAATTGCCTCTAGTTCAGTCATTGACATAATGTCTAACCTCCTAATAGTTCCTGTTTCTTCTTAGCTAGGTAATCATCTTCTTTATTGTTTCTAGGTTTAACTTTAGATATTGCTTTCTCTTTAGTATCGACACCGTCTTTACTCCAGTTTTCTAATACTTTGATAAGGTAGTTAACACCTTTGCTATTTTCTTTGCAGTAATCAGTAGCTACAGTAACGATCTCTAGTTTGTTATCTTTAAAATCCTTTATAGCTTCTTCTAGTTGTTGTGCTTTTAATGGACTTTGTATGATTTCTAAGTTATTACTAATGTATTTAAATGAGTTAGTTACGTCGTCCCTGTCTCTATTTATTCTTGTATTATTAAACCTTGTATTACTCTCCTTGACTTTTGCGTCAATAGGGGTATTGATTTCTGCGTCAATAGGTATTGACGATTGCGTCATGGGGTATATCTTTCGTTGTTTAACTTCGTTGCCTTGTTTAACTAATTCAACTTTTAAATAACCTAAACTTTGCAATTTCGAAATTCTTCTTGAAATAGTTTCTTTGACCACTTGATACAACTTAGCAAAGTAATTATTACTTGCAGTGCAATAGCCGTATTTATTACTTAAAGATGTTATTTCTGCAAACAGTAGTTTTTCGCTATCTGTCAGTCTGTTATCGTATCTAACGTTTGCTGTAATAATTGAGTAGTAGCTTGGTTGATCATTCATTTGGTTTCTCCTTTCAACATTTGGTTGAGCCGACTATCCACATCCACCCAACTGTCATGTAATTTGTATTTCTCATTAAAACTATCTATACCTATTTGGTGCTGCTCTTTATGATGTCTTGAACATAGCGCTAATACTTTGTTGTCTGTGTGATCTATCTTTCGTCTGTTACGTCCTCGACCTACTGCGTGATAATGTGCAAGTTCTGCTCGTGGCGTTCCACATATTACACAGTTACGATTGACTGTTGACCAATATAGAAATGCTTTATCATTTTTGAGTAAGTCACTTGTCTTATAATTAAGTGGTATATTATTGTAAAACACCCAGTCGAGAATAACTTCTATAACTTGTTTAGCTTGTTCTCTAGTGCAATCACTCAACGAGAGGCGTTTCTCGTAGCCGCAGAGGACTTCTACATAATCCATAAACATATACCTCATATAGTCACGGGGCTGTCCCGTATATGCTTCTATGTCGTTACAAAGCGCAAATATTTTTCTGCGTTGTTTATCTGTAATCTTGAATGGATCTACAACTCTTACGTCAGCTTCTACTTCGTAACCGTTGTCTAAAAGCAATGATGTTTTGTTATCTAGTTCTACTCCTTTGATGACTACAGTCGTTGTACCGTCATCTTCTGTAATGTAGTTTTTTATTACTACCATCTAATCAGTCCAATCAGAAAGGAAGCTCCGATTCCGAAATATCATTGATACCATTATCATTTGCAAACGGGTTATTGCCTGCTGGCGCTTGTCCTCTTTGTTGTTGAGGTTGATTGTTTTGCTGGTTACTACCTTTGCTATCTAAGAATTCAATTCTATTTGCAATCACTCGTACTACTGAACGATTGTTACCTTCTTTATCTTGGAAACGGTCTTGCTTCAAGTTGCCTTCGATTAAAACTTTGCTTCCCTTACCGCAATAGTCGTTTAATAGTTGTGCAGTTTTGCCAAACGCTACGATGTCAAAGAATGATGTGTCATCTTTTTTGAATGGATTGTCCACTGCCATAGAGAAGTTAGTTACTTGTGTTTGTCCTGCTTGTTTAAGTTCTAAATCTTTAGTGATACGTCCTGTTAAAATAGTTAAATTAGTCATTCGAATTCTCCTTATCTAATTGTTTTAGTCCTGCATCTAGTTTTTGATGTGCATTTGCTATATCTTTTTTAGTAACTTTGTTAATGTTTTGAATACCTAACCAACGCATTGTTTTGTCTAGCGTTGCGTCTCTACCTTTTTCTTGAGATAAAGTTACAAACTGGTTGATACGTTCTTCTAATTCTGTAATGTCATTGTCGTTAGCACTTGGAACTTCTTCACCGTTATATATATAAAGGCCTAGACCATGTAATGCTGCAGCTTTAACGAAACAACGTTTTTGAGCTTTATTAATATCGAACGTTGTCGCGCTACCCTTTGCTAAAGATTTGTTTCTAAAATCCAATACTGGAAGCCATTCTGTTTCAGTTTGTCCTTTTACAGTTACTGACACTTGTACGAAGTAACCCTCTGGAGTAGCTAAATAAGGTACAAAATAGTTATCTAGTGGTACATCAGGGTGTACAAATTCATGTGTTTTAATACTGTAGTTGCTGTCTATCTTCTTTAATTCTTGATGAGCGTATGACCATGCTAGGTAGGTTAATCCGTTTTTCTTTTCTACATGATCGTTTACATCTTTCTGATTTAATTGATTAAATAATGTTTCTTCAGTCATCTATCTCACCCTCAAACTTCTACTTTGTTTTAGTTCTACTCCTTTGAGTTCCAAACCACCTTTAACAGCTTTTAACAATTCTTTTTTATCTAGCTTAGGTTCTTGTTCAACGTAATATTGTTTAGGTATTAAACTTTCGTCTGCGACATCTAAACTAGGTGGGTTGTTAGCGATGCTGTACGAATTAAGCGTAGTTTTAAACTTCTCTTTACCTGTCTGCTCCATAACTTCCTGTAAACTTTCTTTTAAACGTTTGACACCGTTTTGATTAGAAGTTTTTCGTTGTCTTAAACGCTTTATTTCTTCGTCTATAGCGTTGTTATCTGCTTCTAAAGACTTAATGACCGCTACATATCCATCTGCTTTATCTTCGATGACGTCATTAATACTAGCTAACGTGTCTTTTAAAACTTGTTCATCTTCTTGTTCTGCGATAAGGTCGTAAACTTGTTGGTAACTATCTTTTAATTCAAATAAATTACTCATCAATCAAACACTCCCCTGCAATGACATCTTTTGCTAATTCAAAATTTCTTTGTAGTTCTTCATCTGTATGAGTTTCATAGAAACTTAGAGAACTACATTTATATTCATATTTTTGAGAGTAGTGCCAAATGGAAATGTCAACTTTCCCGTCGATAAAATTTCTAAATTCTACTTTCACTTCTTCATCACTATGCAAAATTAATTTGTTTAAATCATTGGCTATTTTTAAAAGTTTATGTTTCATATTGACTACCTCCGTATATTTTGATTAAATTAAGTTGTATATTTTGATTAGTGTTTGACTGTTAGGCGTTGGCGCGTCTTTCAGTCTTTTTTGTTATCTCAAGCCACTTTTCCCAGAAGAATGTGCTGAAAATAAGGGTTAACATTGAAATCCCTAATACTGTTGTGAAACCACCTCCTAAAAGTAATGTGATGATCATTGCGATAAACATCGTCATGTAACTTAATAGATATTTCATTTATCATCCTCTTCTTTCTCTTCTTTCTCTTCTTTCATTTTTAAAAGTTTTTCGATATATCCTCTTTCTAATGCGAAATCAAATAACATTTGTTGGATGTGTTCAGGCATTGCAATCACTCCTTTTACTGACCGTTTTCAATCTTTGTTTCTAATTGTTTAATTCTGTACAACGTAGCTTGTGACGGGAACCAGTTAGCAACCATTGATAAAACATCATCGAAGTGTTTTTGTCTTACATTGGTTCTTGATGTTGCACCTGTCATCTTTTTGACTTCTGAATTGATATCTCGGAATAATTCACTGCGTTGTTTTTGATTTGTAATTGCATGTATCTTTTGGATATGAGCAACTCGTTGATTAATTGTTCTGGATAACAAGTTGTAATCTCCTGTATCTAACTTTTGGTTTTCTCTTAAATCGATTACATCTGCTTTCACTGTTGCGATTTCTTCTTTAGTTTGTTTTTGTGCGTCGAACATAAGTTGTAATGCGTCCATTGGATCACTAGGAACTTGATAAGTACCTGTTTTACGAATGGAAGGTAAAACATCTTCGGTTACCCAACGTTTAAAACGTTTAGCTTTCTTTCTAATATTTTCGTTTTTACTTTGTTTAGCAGCGTCAAAGATTAAGCTGTATAAACCAGATTCGTTGATGATTACCATGTTTCGTTTTTGACCTGATGCACTAACTTGATGCGTCAGCTTATCTTCATCATCAACATGATTTCTAATTGCATTATCAGATCTTGTGTAACCTAATATTTCTGCCACGTCTTTACCTAAAAAAATGGTTCTCCATCTACTTCTATTTTTCTTACTGGTAAATCTTCAAAATTAAATACTTGTAAATCTTGCATATTGTTTATGCTCCTTTCTGCTATACTCCTTATAAAAGGAGGTGTATTAAATTGTCTGATAAAGAAATTGCTTTAGAGCTAACTAAAAGTTATTTAGAACATTTGAACATTAGAGTTAACAACAAGGCTTTGCATTCTCAAATAAGTGCAGAAAACACTAGTAAGATGTATCAGCATTTTTACAATTTAGTTTCTAATCTAGATAACTCTGGTAAATAGTTTTGATTTTGGAGATGTAAGAGGTCGATTGTCGTTAGCAATTCCTCTTCGCTCCATTTTTCTTTTTCTGCTAACTCGATAATTTTGATTGCTTTCTCATGTATCTTTTTTAAATCTTTCATTTTGAATTCCTCCTTTAAGTTTTTTGGTGCTCTTTGTTACCGTTTTGGTGACATCTAGGTAAAAAAATATCTTCCATATTTTTATTGAATAATTTTGAGATTATAAACATCTCATCTAAATTAAATGGCGTTTTGCTTTGTTCTTTATTGATGTAAGAGTTTCTACTTATATTTAAAATTTTCGCCATTTCATCTTGAGTATATTTCCCTTTTCTCAAGCCATATAGTTTATGTTGCATTGCATTAGCACCTCCTGACAAATACAACTATAGCACCAATATGGTGACATGTAAATAGTCTTTTGCAAATTTTTTTGTGTTTTTGTAAAATTAAGGCTACCAAAATGGTGACATATAATGTATAATTAATTTAACAAAGCAACGGAGGAAATTAAAAAATGAATCAAGAAGAACTAGCAATTTATGTTGGAAATCAGATAAAAGAGCATAGAGAAAAACGTGGTTTAACTCAACAAGGTTTAGCTGATAAATTAAATGTTAGTAGACAAGCTGTAAGTAGATATGAAAAAGGCTTAAGAAAAGCTAATCAAGATACACTTTTTGAACTTTCTCATATTTTAAAATGCAGTATTAATGATTTCTTTCCTAAAGAAGAATCAACAGAGGGACCTCAAACGCTAGCTGCACATTTAGAAGGTGAGCTAAAAAAGGAGGATGTGGACTATATTTTAAGTTTGATTGATAGATTTAAAAACGAAGATAAATAAAGGGATTGATTTTATTGTCACATTACGAAGAATTACTTACTAAGAATGAACACATTAAAATTAAAGACACACACGCGTTACCTAATGGGTATAGTGGTTTTTATAAAGATGGAGTAATACTTATTGATAAAAACCTGTCCGAAAGACGTAAAGCTGAGGTATTATACGAAGAGCTAGCACATCATAAACTTACATACGGAAACATCTTAGATCAATCTAAAGATATAAACCGCAAATTTGAAAACTATGCTAGGCGTTACGGATATGAAACTGCTCTACCTTTGCGCATTATTGTGGAGGCGCATAACTATGGTGTTAGTAACTTATATGAATTAGCTGAATATGTTCAATTAAGCGAAGAATATATAGCAGAAATATTGAAACATTACAAAAACAAATATGGCATTGGAACTCACTACGGAGAATACTTAATTACATTTGACCCGTTAAGAGTTTTTAAATATAAAGAAATATAAAAAAGGAGAAACGTAGAATGAAAAAGGTTTTATTTTTAATATTTGCAAGCTTATTAGTATTAGGTGCATGTGGACAAAATGGGGATAACTCGAATAAAGATGATAATAAGAAGTCTGAAAGTAAATCAGATAAGAAGTCGAATGGTCCGAAGAAATCAGATAGTAAGAATGAATCAAACAAAAACACTAATGACGATAAACAACAATCTAGTTCAGATGGTATTAACAATGATACTACTAGCAATAAATCTGAAAACACATCTAAAAATGACAATAGCAAAACTCAAAGTAATAATGGTAATAATGAACGATCACAAGGTAAACAAGATCAAGCAACACAACAAAAAAACAATCAGCAACAAGCTAATAACAACCAACAAATGCAAAATAATAATGGTTACATGACCCAATCAGAAATTGACGAATGGAATAGAACGAAAACAACTACTCACAATGAGTCACAAATGGAGAAAGTACCGCAAAATAATCAAAATCAAGGTGTAGATCGTAGAAGTTTTAAAGAACCATTACCACGTTCAACTACAAATGGAGTGGCAAATGAGGCGTGGGACGGAAAAATATAATAATTCATGGGTAGCTTGTCTACCCTTATTATTTTTTACTTTTTTAGGGAGTGATGAATTATGAACGTAGCTATTTACGTTCGTGTCAGGTCAGTACATTAGAACAAAAAGAACATGGTTATTCTATTGAAGAACAAGAAAGAAAGCTCAAATCATTTTGCGAGATAAACGACTGGAGTGTATCAGACGTATTTATCGATGCTGGTTTCTCTGGTGCTAAACGTGAGCGACCAGAATTAAAACGAATGATGAAAGATATTAAAAGATTTGATTTAGTCTTAGTGTATAAGTTAGATAGGCTTACACGTAACGTACGTGATCTACTTGATTTGTTAGAGATATTCGAACAGAATAACGTAGCGTTCAGAAGTGCTACTGAAGTTTATGATACATCTACAGCTATGGGTAGGCTATTTGTTACATTAGTTGGCGCTATGGCAGAGTGGGAAAGAGAAACGATTAGAGAGCGTGTTATGATGGGTAAACGCGCAGCGATCAAACAAGGCATGATACTTACACCACCACCCTTTTATTATGACCGTGTAGATAATACTTACATTCCTAATGATTATAAAAAAGTAGTTTTATGGGCATACGACGAAGTGATGAAAGGTAATAGTTCGAAAGGTATAGCTAGGAAGTTAAACGATTCAGAGATACCACCTCCTAATGGTAAAAGGTGGGAAGATAGAACAATAACAAGAGCGCTAAGAAGTCCTATAACAAGAGGTCATTATACTTGGGGAGATGTATTTATAGAAAACTCTCACGAGCCTATTATTACCGAAGAAATGTATCAACAAATAAAAGAAAGATTAGAAGAACGGATCAATACTAAAATAGTCAGTCACGTATCAGTATTCAGAGGTAAATTTATTTGTCCGAGATGTGGTGGCACATTAACACTGAATACAGTGACAAGAAAGAGAAAGAAAGGTTATGTTACCTATAAAACGTATTATTGCAACACATGTAAAGCTAAAAAACAAAGTTTCGGTTTTTCAGAGAATGAAGCATTGAGAGTGTTTCGTGATTATCTATCTAAACTAGACTTAGAAAAATACGAAGTAAAGACAAAACAAAAAGATGATGTTGTTACTATTGATATAGACAAAATTATGGAACAACGTAAAAGGTATCATAAATTATATGCTAAAGGGTTAATGAAAGAAGAAGAATTATTTGGATTAATCAAAGAAACAGACGAAACAATCGCAGAATATGAAAAACAAAAAGAATTAGTACCTAGAAAATCACTAGATATAGATAAGATAAAAAAATTTAAAAATGCATTATTGGAATCATGGGAAATATTCTCATTGGAAGATAAAGCAGATTTTATTAAGATGGCTATTAAGTCTATCGACATAGATTATGTAAAACTTAAAAACAGGCATTCTATTAAAATAAACGATATAGAATTTTATTAA